CCGGTGACGTCCAATCCAGCGTCGGCCCGCCATAAACGTCCGTCGAAACGGTGGCACGCAGACGGGTCACGGTTTCACCAAAAGGGAAGCTCATCGCGGCCTCACTTGTGCGCCCACCACGAATCCCCGGAGCGGGCATACGACTTGTAGGGGGTGTGCACCCGCCGGCCAGTCACATGGGCAGGGTACGCGGTGTACCCGATCTCGTTGAACGCTGCCATGTCGGTCAGGTCCGTCGCACAGTCCTCGGCGACCAGCGACGCATACCGCCTTACATCAGCGGCGCAACCGCCTAGCAGCCCTGCGTTCAGCAGCACCCGATCACTGTTCGCACGGAGCCAGTCACGCCGAGACGGGTGGAAATCCATCATCCACTGGCAGCCCACCGTGGTGCATTCCGACCCGACGTACACCTCTCCCGGTGTCATCGCCGGGAACGGGTCATTCAACATGATCACGTCGGTGCCGTCGACACACCACACCAGCCGGTCAGCCGGGACCATCTCGAGGTGATCGGCGGTCACCCGCCACCGATGGAAGTACGGGTTGTGACCGGCCTCCACCCGGACGACGTCGATGTTCCCGTACGTGCCCGGCTCGAGGCAGTCGGACAGCACCGTGAGCCGATGCCCTCGGAGCGACTGGGCGAGCGCCCCTACCACGTTCACGTTCGCCGGGAGCCGGCCACCGCGCTGAGGATCCGGCTGGGCGTTCAGCAGCCACGTGATGATCACTGCTCGTACCGGGTAGCGATCAACCGGCGCATCGCCGGCACATCGCCGGCCGCTTCTTGGTACTGGGCAAAGATCCGATAGTTGTGTGCGGCGACGTCGCTGTCCTCAGCGGGCCTGTCGTGCGTCGGGTGCCACAGATGCCACAGGCCACCGTCGAGCCGCAACGCCGGCCCACCCAACGTCGTGGCAGCGATGTACATAGCGTGATCCTCCGGCGCCCACCCAGTGAACCGCTCATCCATCCCACCGATCCGATCCCACAACTCGCGGGAAATCACCGGCACCGCCAACGCGAACCCGTCCTGCCCGGAGACCCGGAACTGCACCCACCGCTTCCAATACGACCTGGAAAACCCGCGGCCACCTTTCACGATGTCCTTGGTGCCGAACTCGTTGACGTACAGGTAGGCGTTGAACGGGTACACCAACCGATGCTCGTTCACCGCCCTCACCGCAGCCTTGCGCACGGTTTCCGGGTGACAGATCAGATCGGAGTCGCACAGGAACGCTGCGTCCCAGTCGCCGGCATCACGGGCCGCCCGGTTGAGAGCGACGGACCGGTTGAACCAGCCGCCCTCGTCGTGGTGGCCTTCGATGATCTCGAACCCGGCTGCCTCCCACCACCGCCGGCAGTACCGCCACAGTTCGTCCCGCCACCCGTTGTCAGCCCGACGCGGGACCAGCATCACGAGCCGCACAACGCCTCCACCGTGCAGGCGAACCGTTCCAGATGCGGCAACGGGTCCAACTCGGCCGAACGCTGCCGTGCCAACAACGACGCCGCGGCCCATTCGTCGGGGTCGTCCAGGCGGCGGATCTCACGTTCCCACCCCGTGATGTCGTCACGGTCACAGAAGATCCCGGCGTACGAAAGGCACTCCCGAAGACCCTCGGTCGGGTGGGCGATGACGGGGATGCCGGACGCCATCGCTTCCACGCCAACCATGCCCCACGACTCGTTGAGCGACGGCATCAGCAGGATGCGTGTGTGCCGGTAAACGTCGTCCCGCATGTTCGTGGTCGACGGGACGATCTGCACGTTCGGGCGGCGCGGCACGATCTTCGATCTGCCATATCCGCCGTCAACCCCGAGAAACAGGTGGTCTGGCATTCCGCGGGTTAACCGGTCGAATACGTAGCCGCCCTTCATCTTGTGAAGGTTCACCAACGTGATCCGGTCACCAGGTGTGGTAGCGAACTCAGCCGGCGGGACCGGCGGATGACACACGATGTGTCTGCCCTCGAACCCTCGAGGGATGATCCAGTGCGAGTTGAACACCACCAGATCCGCAGTCATGTCCGGCGGCAACGGGGTGCCGTGCACCATCCGCACCGACGGCTTCAACGCCAACTCGGCGATCCTCGCCCCACGGTGCCGGTCCCCCATGTGGGAGACGATCACATCAGCGGCATCGACCAGGTCGTTCACTGTCGGTGACGCATCCGGCTCGGCGATCACGTCGACACCGTCCAAGGTGTACGGCTGCCGTTCCACGATCGTGCGGATGAACTCCACGTTCCGGTTCACGGTCACCTGATGGCCCCGGGCCACCATGAACGCCAAGAACCTGTGCGTCGCCAGGAACGCACCGATGCGGGCCCCCGGCGGGTACGTCGGCAGCGGAGCGAAGATCCTCAAACGGCAGCCCCCGCCCACGACGCGGCATGGATCGCATGACCGACACGCCGGTACCGGTCCAACACCTGCAACTCGGCGGGGAGCAGCCCGGCGGCACCCTGCGCCGCAGCGGACCCGATCGTGAAGCTGAACGGGCCGGCGGTGTCCTGCGAATGCCCCATCTGACCCGGCTGGATCGACAGGGCCCGAGCAGCGACGGAGCAGACAACAGCGACCACGTCGTCCGGCACCTCAGTCCACCCGGCCGTGTACGTCACCGTCAACTGGCGGTCAGTGCCGGCATACCACCTGTAGACCCCGACTTGACGCAACGGGACGTCGTCACCGTGCTCGTCGACCGCAGCGACGTCTGTGATGTCCTTGCCGTACAGGTCGAACGACCCGTTCGTTGGCCACACCGTGACGGTGTGCTCGCCCCGCTCGAACCGTTGCCCCGTGTACCCCTCGACGATGGCGGACACGTCGTTGAGCATCATCACCGCTCGTGCCTCGTTGTCGATGCACACACCGCGGTTCGAAAGATCAGTGATCGTCGCCAACGCCATGCGTCACCTACTTCGCTACAAGAGGGGCGGTGCCGGTAGGGGGCGGCCCACGGGCAAGGACCGCCCCCTCACCAGGCGAAGGGTCAGCTCGACGAGTTGATCGTCACGTCGACGTCGCAGATGGCGAGCGCCTCGGGACGAACAACCTTCGCGCCGTACAGGTGCAGGCCGCGGACAACGTCCGCGAAGTGCTTCTGCGAACGGAACGCCTCAACCGAGGTGATCTGCTCGGCGACCGTGGTCGCCATTGGGTGACCGGCGATCACCCAGTTCGAGGTCTCCCCCGCTGACGCCGGGTAGCCCGCCGGGATGTTGTTCGAGACGAGGACACGGAACCCGACCGCACGGCCGATCTCACCGTTCATGATCGGAGCGTTCGACCCGTACGCCGAAGCGTCAAGGAACCGGTTGTCTCCGAGCAGCAACAGCTCGAACTCGGGGGCGACGACCACGAACCGGCCGTCCGACGGCACGTTCCGCTTGTTCAGCGTCATCCGCAGACGACGCAGCAGCTGGAACGCCTCATCGGGCGAGTCGATGTCGAGCGGTTCGAGCACGTTCGACGCATCCGTGCTATTGACCATCGTGTACGCCAGGTACGTGTCCATGACGTCACGGAGGCCGATCGCCGCACGCTGCGCCGCCTTGTCGACGAGCGCACCGTCGTCGCGCACCTGGCGCGCGTCCAAATCATCGAGCATGAAGTTGAACTTCTGCGCCTGGTCGATCACCAGCGTGTCGTGCGTCGTGGTGAGCACTTCCGGGCTCGACAGGTCAGTCGAGTTCCGGGTGTACGGCGCAATCGTCGGATCGGACAGGTAGCCGATCTGGACGGTGTCGCCGTAGGCGCTGATCTCGCCCTCGTAGTCACGGTTCGTGACGCCATCCTGGGCGAAGACGTGATGCTCTTCGAGGGTGGTGAGGAGGGCCGCAGCCCAAACCTCGGGGATAAAAGAAGTGACAGCCATCGTGGCTCCTTACGTGTCAGCCCCCGGTGAGAAGGTACTTGAGCCGGCCTTCGCGGCGTGCCTGCTCGATCTCGCGGGGGGTCATCGTGGCTAGTTGCGCCCGGTCAGTGATCTGACCGGCAGCGTTCTTCGGGCGGACGCCCTGTCCCATGTCGACGGGGGTGCGTGGCTGGTCGTCCTTCTTGGGGGCGATCCGGTCGACCCATTCGACGATGCGGTCAACGTCGGGTTGGCCGTCGTCGGTGAGGAAACGACGCCGGTCAAGACCGTCGAGAAGTGCGTCAACGTCGACAGGCCTGCCTGCTGCGGCGGCCTTCACCTCGGCGTCGACGAGCCGGGCGCCGACCTCGGCGAGCACTTCAAGCCGGGCGGCTTCGCGGGCCTCGGCGATGGCCCGTTCCTGCTCGGTCATCGCCGCCTTCTTGAACTGCTCGAGTTCCTTGGCCGCTGCGGCGTTGGCTTTCGCCCGCTCTTCGTTCTTCCGGGCCTGTGCCTTCCACTTCTCGAGCTCGGCGGCAAGGTCGGTGCCCGTTTCGGGCTTCTCCGCCGGAGCGGTGTCGGTGGACTCGGTGGTTGCCGTGGTCTCGTCGCTGGTCACAGTCGTGTCCTCGGTGCCCGTTGCGGGCGCGTCAGATGACATGGGGTTCTCCCGTTTCGGGTGCAGGGGTGGGTTGCCCCGTTGCGGGGCGGTCGGTTCAGCCGGCCGCGAGGGCTCGACGGAACGCGTTCAGGGCCGAACGGCCGCCATGTCCGGCGGACACCTCGTCCCAGAGGTCTCGGTACCGCTGTGATGCGGCGGGAAGCTGTGAGTCGGTGTCGGCGAACAACGGCTCGGCGGTGCAATTGCAACCGTCGTGAGCGTGGAACGACGCCGACTCTTGCGACTTGTAGGTGGCGCCTCGTGAGGCGACCATTGCGCACCAGGCGCAGGCTGCTCCGCTGGTTGCCCGGTAGTAGCCGATGCAGTACCTGTCGGACTGGATAGCGGCAGCGATGGTGTCTCGGCCGCCAGCTAGTGCGAGGCGGGCTGCTGACCGGGACGACATGGCTCTGCCGATCTCCATCGCACGTTCAACGGTGTTGACTCGCTGAGCTCGTTTCACTGCCGCCGGGCCGGTGACCCGCAGAGAGCGGGCCATCTCATCCGCCGAGGGTGGAGCGGCGGGTGTCGCCTGGAACGGCTCGCCCACTTCGAGCCGCCGGAACGCCGAGTAGTACACGGCCGCTATCTGAGCCGACACCGACGCCTGCGCTCGGACGATCTGTGCCGTCACCGGGAACCAACGTGCAAACGACCCGTCCACATCGAACGGATCCATCAACGACAGCCACGCCCGAGCGGTCAGCAGA